GCTTTACCGATAAATTTTTCGGCAACATAATCATTATATGCTAAAGGGTCGACCACCTTGAGAAAATTGGAAAAGGAATGACTTGCTCCACAATTGTGACAATAATAGAACAAGGAGTTGTCTTTCTCAAGGAGCCAACCACGAGCTTTTGATTTGGATTTTTTTGAATCACCGCATATAGGACAACGAAAGTTGATTTTCATCGGAGAGCGGTTTGTAATCTTGTATCTGTCCAATCGCCCTGCTAATTGCTGGGCATACTGAATCTCCACAAAGTCAAGCATAATATAAAATCCAAATGTTTATAATTTAATCGTTGCGACTATTATAATACAATTTGTGCAGGATGTCAATGGTTATTTCTGAAATATTACAGAAAGGTCAGCATAATTTAATATGAAAGTAATAATGGCAAATGCTCCTAACATCCACCACTTCAAATTTTCAAGTGATCTAATCTGTTGTTCTTGTATGGCCACTTTATCTTTAACGTCACGTACTATATTATCAATAATTGCTAAAGTTTCATTATGTCTTTGTTCATGAGCACGCCTTGTTTCTTCTGCCATTAAACGATGCTGTTCTTTACCATCAGTCATGGCGGATAGCATCTCTTCTTTAAAGGCCTGCTTATATTCGTCAAGTTCTTCTTTCATGGCAAGCCTTGCTTCCATGTTCATTCGACGTTGGTCTTGTAATCTTTCATCCATGAATTCTAGTTTGGATTGAAAGTTCTCCATAATCTGTGCCTGCACTGCCAAGGACTTAGCAATATCTTGCATTCCTTCAACGGCATCATCCACTTTATCAAAGAATTTTCCAATGGATTGAATGTCTTTTTTGATTAAAGCAATGTCGGTCTTGACGTGATTAAGGTCGTCAGACATATTTACTCCAGTTATATGGTTATTATATCACAGAATCCATTATATGTCAATGGATATTTATAATTAAGAAGGTACGAATTTAAGATTAAATCAATTATTATCTGATTTATTTTGAATCGCAATACCCGCCGCGGGTTCGTCGTCAATAGTTACATTTCGATAATATACAATTACTTCTCCAAGCTCTCGTATATATCTTCTAAGTTCTTGCGTATTCTTTGACATCAATTGATAGTCTCCAACAGTCATTGCTACAAACACCACATCACCGTTGTTCTTCTTTTTCATGTCGTCAAGGAATTTGTCAAGGTAAGTGTAACCTACGGGCCAGTCAGGGTTATCGCGCTCTTCAAGAGAACAGTCCTTTGGCCGTTTAAATTGCTCAACACCTTCGTCATTAAATTTTGGAGGGTCGTATTGAATTGTAGCTTTACACGGATTTGTAATAACCGCTTCAGATACAACATACCATTTAGGATCGTTTAATTGAATAGGACGTGGTAGTGTCGGTTGAATAATCTCAATCTTAATTGGTTTAGTGACAATCTCAACTTCTTTAGTACCAAATAGATTACCTAAGGTACTACAACCGCTAAGGAACGTCAGGAGCGTCAAGCTCGCTAATAGCTTTGCTGTCATTCTCTATGTCCTCAAATACTGCGGCAGTACCATTATTGAATCTTATTTCCATAAGACCAGGTTTGGCAACTGCAAGTTTGTCAAAATTGTGTCGAGCAAATATAGCAAGGTACTGGTCCTTCTCTTGCTCTATTTGATTATAATTACGTTGAAGATTAGATAACGATTGTCCTTGTCTTTCAAAAGATTCTTGCAGAGCAGCCATTGTTGCCTTCTGTTCTTCAACAGCAGCTTCGAGTTTTACTGCATTCTCTTTTAAAGTTACGTTTTCGTTATATAACCAATATGAACCAAGTCCGAGAACCAAAATAATTCCAATGAATATTTGGTTAAACATTTTTAGTCTTCTTCAGATTGTTCAGCTTCTGGTTCTGCAGCAAGGTCAGCTGCCATTTCAACTTCAGGATGTTCCTGAGTCATGTCTTGATACTTTTGATTTAATGCAGCTCTTACACGAGTTGTCATTTCAGCATCAAAAGCTTTCTTAAGGTTAAGTGGATTGTTATCCAACGCGTTAGCGATTATATCATTTACTGGCATTTTATGTTCTCCATACTATATTGTTAGTAAAATTATTTATACATTTTCTAAACGAACCATTAATCTTTCGGCTCGGTTAGTAACTTGTTTGTGCCATCGAGAATCTCTACCCTCAACAGCGGCTTCTTTCCAATCTCCTTTGAGAATGGCTTCATGCATTTTCTTAAATTTGCTTAGTCTTGTTCTTCCCATGTTGAACATCATATTAACTAAGATTTGTTGTACTTCATCAGGTAGGTCTCCGAAGACTCCTTCTTCATACAATTTTTCGCATTCACTGATTGCGATATCTAAATCCTTCTCGAAGCATTCTTTTACTCTGTCTTCGTCAACAGGTGTACCAACTTCTGCTCCGTGTTCTGGATCTGATTCTAATACTAGGTGACCAACTCCAAAAGTAGGATAACCTAGATGGTCAAGATAAACTTCATTAACGACGCCTTCGTCAATTTTTAATTGTTCAAAGACAGCTTCTCTGTCTAATTTTGTATCTCTAAAAAACATTTTGTTCCTCTCTATGTTAACGTCGTTATATCAACAGCAGATGTACCTTGAAATTCTAAAAGGTTTGCTACTATACTTTCCGCGTTATCTTTAATAGTATTATCATAATATGTATCACCGCCTGCATACTCATATCCCCATAAAGCAATGTCAACTGCAGTATTTGCTGTAGAGACTTTTTCTATTTCTGAGTTGGCAAGATCTTCAGCACTCAATACAGCAACCATAGGTTGTACTGCATATACTGAACTTCCGACTGCCACATCATAAGTTTTAACATTAAGTGTTACTTTCTTAATTGTGTTGTCTGAGTCAAACTTTAATACTTCTGCTAATTCAAGTACCTTATCATAACTAGGCATTAAGTAAGCATCTCAAATTCTGCAGATTTGTTTAAGAATGCAATTGCCCATCTGTCATCAGAATCAATAAAGCAATAATGTATTGTACCTTTATCAGGTCCATCTATTACTTCCCAAATCCAACATACCCAGCCATCTTTAAGTTTTTTGTCTGACTGAGCAATTGCACTAAAGAAAGCTTTCATTCTACCTTGAGCACTCCAAAAATGACCGTATCGAATTTCGTCAGACTTCCAAATATCTTTGTACTTGGTTTGAAGGTCTTTGTAATCTTTACCGATTACCATTCTCTTATCTGCCTTTTTACCAAAAGGTACTATTCCCATTCCAAGAACCTTAACTTTACCATCGTAAACAGGCATTCCTGATATACCATAGTTCTTTGCACTGCGTCCTTTCCACATGGGGGTTACAGTTAGACCAGGTCTTAATTTGGCGATAGTAACTTTAGCTTCGTTTAAAGTTTCTTCCCAACGTTTAAAAGATTTCATTTTTATTCCCTTTATTAACCTGCCGCCGAACTCATTGCTTGCTTAGCTGCAGCACGCTCTTTATCGCGTTCTTGTTTACGTTTCTCACGCTCTTTTTCAACTTCATCTTGAGCCTTTTGCCTTTCGGCTTCAGCAGCGTGCTTTAACTTAATTCTTTCTTTTTCCTTGTCTTGACGATCCTTCATCAATTCAAGTTCAGATGCTTGCCTTGCCTTTAATTGAGCTTGAGCAACTGCATCTTCTTTAACATTTACCGTACCCATAATATCTCGAATACGTTTCTTGTGTTTCTTTTGATTCTTTTTAGAAACTCCTGGTTCTCCGTCAGGACCTACTCCTAATCCGGCAATATTTCCACCACCGACATTATTTACAGGTTCTTCTTCCATTTTGCGTTTTGCTGCTTCAGCAATAATCACGCCGTTCTCTTCCAAGAATCTTTCTAAAGCCAAATCTAAATCTTTTTCAATAGATTCTTCAGTTAAATAATTTGTAGCGTCAATTCTTTGCTCTTCTTTAATTAACCAAAGAGCTGCGGCATAACTTGCTAATTTTGTTTGACCGCCTGGTAATTTACTTAAAAGCTTTTTGATATTTAATATCATTTGGTCAAATACACCAAAAGCTTTCTTTTGCTCATTCTTACCAAAGTCCTTACGTTTAATTAAGATATTACCTTTTTCGTCGATAATACCTAATTTATACGCAGGCCAAGTATTAAAAGGCTTTACTAACCTCTTAATAAAAGAATATGCTAAGAATAAATCTACCATTTATATTTCCTTTAACCTTAGTTCGATAAGTTCATCTCCTACAATAGAATTAGAATTTATCATCAATCCATCATATATTAATACCTCAGGCATATAGTTCAAATATTCCACGAACGGTTTTAAAAATTCGTGATACTCATGCAGCCGCATAAATAACATATTTGTTGCCGTAGGACCAAACACATTGAATATTACAATGAGATGGTTCAGAATTAACCTTTCCTTTAAATCGCCATCTTGACGATAACGACTAAAGAGCTTACGCAAATATTGAAAGCGTTTAATATCTTCTTCAAACTCTGACATCTCAGTACACTGAGGATTGTCATAGTTCTTCATCGCGTATAGCAGAAAGGTTGATTCTGTCAAATTCATAACAATAAAAGGCTAACTAGTTAGGTTTAGCTGTCAGCTACAATTGTGTCTTCGACCGCCGTATTGCCTGTCACACCTAAGTCACCAGCATCGCCTGCAGATACCTTCATAGGTACTAAGCATTCTGCGAAGTGTCTTCCGTTTGCTGTATGATACAACCACCAACCTGGACCTGTGAGTCCTTTTGCTCTGTTGGCTGCAACACCTGCTTCCGTTAAGTCAACAAATACTGCATTGTCAATATCGTTAGACTTATTAGTGTTATTGGCATCGTTTTCTAACCACTTTGGCGCACTTGCCAATGTATCGGTTTTTCCCCATAGTGCCATTGTTATCTCCTTGTTTTTATTTTATTAACGTTAATAATAAATTTTTTATTTTAAAACTTTATAAAGTTCATTAACTAAATCAGCTTTCTTTTTACGTTTGTCTAATTCAATTCCTGCTTTACGACCTTCTTCCTCAAGTCCAGCTTTTGTTAATTTATTTAACACAGCTTTAGTAACTTTAGGACCTTTAGCAACAGCAGCCTTTACAGGTTCTACTTTTGCATTTATAGGTTCTACTTTAGCAGGAGTTTCGTTTAGACCAAAAAGCTTTTTAATCCATTCAATCAAAAACATAATTTACTCCTATTATATAATAGAATTAACTGCCGCAGTTGCTAGCAGCTAATTTCTTTTTCTTTGGGTCAAGGGTATCTGAAGCTTCAGTATCCTCGGCCTTTTCGTTATCTCCTTTCCAGTTTGCATCGATGTAATTAAAGAATTCTTTCTTCTTCTCATCATCAAGCTCTGCTGGAGATTCGACTCCAAATTTTTTCAAAGCAGATTGAAAGAACTTTTCGTATTCTTCCTTATCTCCAGATTCAGCTTCTAATCTAGCCATAATCTTTTGTTCAATCTTGCTCTCAATAATTTCTTTCCAATCGGACATTTTAGTTTCCTCGTTATATTGTTCTGGTAAAGTTTTGATGAATTTCATTATATCTTTATTATCACCAAAAACACTTAACTCCATTCCAGTTGAAGTTTTTTTAGAAAACGGATTAAGTTTTGCTTTCTTGGCCAGCATCAACGCATTCTTATAACTTTTGTCGTCCATGTCAACTAATCTAAAACTACCGTCTGCCATTTAACTTATTCCTTTTTAGTTTAATATGTTTATTTATAACAATTTAGTAACTCTGATTTCCAAATTGTTTACGCCTTTAATCAATCTATGGTATTCGCCTTTTCTTATTGTAAGACCAATCCCAGGTTTTAATAATATAGGTAAAGATCCTTCAGGCTGAAATTGCCATCCATCTCCACTCAATACTTCAACAATTCTATCTTCATTGTCTCTATGCCAAACAAATTCTTCATCGGGTTGTTCAACATCAAAGATACGAATATCTTCTTTATCTATATATGGCTTACCAGAAATAATCTCCGCCACCTTTGAGTCCCAATTCGTTTGCGTACTTTGGTAATCGGCATGCCCAGTATCCAGCACTGAGTTTGTCTGTTTTAGTATCGCAATTATGTCTTGATGCAAAATTCTTTGCTGCCTCTCTATCATTAATCTTAGCTGTGAGGCCACCTTTTTCATCACCAAACTCAATCTTTTTGATATTACCTGTGTCAGGGTTTCTAACATAGACAACATATTTCTTATCTCCACTTGAACGCTTTGGTTTATTTAATTCAGGTTCTTCGTCAAGCTCAATCATTGGAGTTTCTAAAGGAACTGTTACTCCTTCATATAATCCAAAACCTTCATGTTTCCAATCTGTAAATTTTTTCATTAGTGATCCGATTCGTCGTTTCTTGCTGTTTTGTTTGATAATATAAATCGTCTATTTGGATTAACAGCAACTTTAAACTTTGTCATTAACTTTCTATTCACCAACATCTCTGATGCTGTATCTTTTAATGATAATGCAATTTCAGCAATGTGCTTCTTATTATTAAAATATATCTCGTGTTCAATAACAGGTCTTTCATCAAATGGTTTTTGACCTCTCATTGGTTTTGAGATGTATAATAATTTATCTTCAAACTTATATCCGTTTTTAGTCCAAGTTACTTTATTGTTTTTCACATCTATACTGTCAACGTGTAACATGCTTGCTTTTGCACT